TTGATTAGGATTGCTCATGCTGTGTAACCCTCACTTATAAATAGTTTACCCTCTAAATAATAGTTTTTGCTACCACCAGGTTCTGTTAATAATACGTCATAAAACAAAATACTTGGAGTGAAAGTAGCTGTCTGTGTATCTGTAAGAGAAATATCTACAATCCCACCCGTTCTATTGGTGTAAGCTACTGTCCAATCTGCATATTTTGTGGAACGTGATTCATCATAAACCTGTGCAGCTACAGTATATCCAGTTAAATTTATTGCCGATCCAGTTGAATCTTTAAATGTAAGTCTAATAGGAAAATCTGCTCTCCTATCAACAGTAAAGTTTTTCTTGCCTGGAATTATTGCCATTAAACACTCACTTCCATTGCTGTTAAATGTGAGGTTGTCACATATTCAGAAGAACCACCTCTTCTATTCATATACCTAGTTCCTGATGATTCTCCTGACCATTGTAATTTATAAGTAACAGCAGAAGTTGTTGCTGGTGAGTCTAAAGCCATGTTTGAATGGTTAATAATTTGTTGGTTTGTACTTAATCTGCATAAAGCATTTCCATTTGCTACTGAACCACCGCTTCCAATTATCGAAGCAACTGTACTTCCATCCCTTACTAATCTTAGTAAATCATTTCTATCAGAAGCACTGTTTCCAAAATTTACGGTGTAATACAAAAGAATTTTATTTGAACTTGAACTTGGAGTTATTGTCACTTCCATTCCTGATATGTCTGTGAAAGTGGTTGTACCTCCAGCCGAAGCTGAAACTGTAGTGTTTACAAGTGCTTGCTTTACTTGAATAATTCCACCATTAGAACCACTTGGCAGACCACCTGCTGGAACGATTGAATTGACTTTAAGTTGACTCATGCTGCAATCTCCAATACTTGAATCATAGATGGTTGTCTAAACCCGTACGAATAGTTATAACTGTCTGCCATTCTATTTAGATAAATAGTTGAAGTATTATTATCTTGAACAAATAATTTAAACCCATAAGTTATTTGGCTCGTTCCACCGGCGGTATCAAGGTATGATGCATTAATAGTATGTAATCTAGTGTCACTGGTAACTGAGGTAGAAGCTGTGGTTCTTGCTCTACTGCCATCAGCATCACCTCTAGCACCGTTTAATTCTGTCCCGTCTTTTGTAAGAATTATACAAACAGTACCGTTATCTGAAACACTTGCAGTAACCATTACTAACAACTTACTAGATGATGAGCTAGGTGTAATATTTACAGGGCAGTAAACTGTACTTGAAAAATTACCAGATGAAACACTTTCACTAGCCGTATCATTTTTAACTGTTTGTACAACTTGTAAAACACGGGAAAGGTTATTACCAGATGTATCTTGAAGTGCGTTAACTTTTAATGTACTCATGGCTTGGGATTAGCGTCTTTAACAGCTTTTATGTGAGTCGCCCATGTGCCAGATGTTGTGACAGTTCCAGCTACTATATCTTTATAAAGCATATCTAACTGATCTCCTATGGAAGCATAGATAGTCGAGCCATCAGTTGTTCTGTCGGTTTTGTATTTAACAGCAGCAGCTTCAGTGTTTAAAGTAGTTCTTGCAGCATCTATAAGGGATTGATCTAAAGTTACAGAGTTACCGCTTGCATCAAAAGCTCCTGCACTATCATCAATAGAAACTACAGTTCCCGCATATGCTTTGTAAATCGCTTCGTGATCTAAGGCCATAATCAGTTTTTAATTAAATTATACATGGAAGTTATCCTCCTGACACCTCCGTAACAGTAAGTGTCGATGCTTGTAATCCATCATAATAAGTTTCTGTTTGCTGACTTCCTGATCTATTTAAATAAACTGTTGCACTAGAGCTATGACACATTCCTTCTAAATGATATGTAATTTTATTGCCTACAGAATAACTAGGAGAATCTAAAAAGGTAAAATGTACTTGATGTATAGCATGAGTTTTCATTGCTGTCTGGTCAAAACGAATTTGTCTTGAGACTCTTGGGGAACTACCACTTGCATCACCTAAAAAAGGATATGAAGCACTTGCATCTTGTATTTCTCTCACTAATCTTACGCACACCATAACTGCCTGATTACCACCCATTGCTCCACTAAATTCAACTAACAATTTACTGTTTGCTGCTTTTGGTGTAATGTTTACCTCCCATACAGAACCAGAACCAGTTTCATCTGTACCTGCAATATTAGAAAAAGATGTGCCTGTCCAACTTGCTGTATCACTTTTTACGTTTGAAACTATTTGAATAATTCCACCGCCACCACCTGTAGGTACTCCTGTTGTTGGTACTATGCTGTTGACTTTTAACTGACTCATAATTTAAACGACTGTCCAGGTTTCACCAGCACCAACTGTAACTGTTACACCTGATTGTATAGTAATTGGACCAAAGCTGCCAGCGTTTTGTCCGTTAGTAATAGTATAACTCTGCGTTACGGTTTGGTCATTTTCCCAAAAAATATTGTCACTTCCAGCACCTTGAGCGCCTGCTCCAGCTGCAGCCCAACTTAACGTTCCAGATGCGTCAGATACAAGAGCATAGCCAGAAACAGCAGCGTCAGCAGAAGGTAATGTCCAAGTAAGACTAGAAGAAACTGTAGCTGGTGCTTGAAATCCTACATAGTGACTGCTATCAGCGTCAGCAAATCTAAGATCATTTTGTGCTTGAAGTGTTAATCCATTACCATCAAATATCATCTGCTCTGTACCACTAGAAGAAAATCCCATCACGTTTGCAGATTTTCTAAACAAACCTAAATCTGTATCTGTATCGAAACTTAATGCAGGAGTAGATGCACTTGAAGAATCATCTATCAATAACGGGCCTGTCATAGTACCGCCAGCTTTAGACAATAAACCTAAATTAGCTTGATCTATATTTCCTATTTCAGTAAAAGCACCATTACTTGAGTTTCTTATTTTTAAAATATTTGTAGTGGTATTCA